TTGTCTCAATGTTTTCTTTGATGCTACCCATGTCGGCATAAGAAGCATTCATACCAGCCATATCACCTTCGTATGTTTCTGTGTACATAACTTCTTGGTGACCAGATCTCTCAAGAATTTTACTCTTAATTTCTAGTTGGCGTTTTTCTTTCTGAATGCGGCGAAGGAAAGCGTAGTAGATAATTTGTGTGAAGTAGGCAAAAGGATTGGAAGACTTCTCTGGATTAAAATTGTCAATATACTGTAGGCAATTTTCAATGCCGTCACAGATCATGTCCTCTCGGAACATGTAGTTAACAAAGTTTGGTTTGTAAGACAGGTGTGTAGCAATCTTCAGGAAACATTCACCAATGTAATTTGGTACAAGCGGTTTCGATTTACCTTTCTTTTTAGCAAGCTCGACCTTACGTTTATATTCCACTATTGCTTCGAGGAACTCTTTGTTATTAACGTAGTATTCGGTCTTTGCCTTTGCCATCTAGTTGCTATTTGCTAACAACAGTATAACTCGATTCTGTAATTCTGTCAATAGCTTGACAAAAGACCTAAAACCTAATAGAATAACTCTGTAAGGGTTCAAGAGACATACTAGCTTTTATTAAATAGAGCTTCTAATTTCTTTTTAGTTTCTTCTACAGAACCAAGGTATCCCATCTCTCTAGAGATTTCATTTGTTTTTGATTCTGGTTCATCAGAATTAATATTGTTTACATTCATCAAGTAATATACTTTGACTCTCTCATCTAATTCGGAGATAGTTAGTACCTTATCCATTTGAATAATAAACATGTCATCATAAGAAGAAGCAATCCATTCTTTTAATGAGAATCCATCAATTTGTTTTCCAGATTTTTTTGATGTCACTCTGTCAACTAGTAAAGGATTCTCCACTAATAAAGAATCCTCATCTACCATGTAACAGACTTTAGAGATTAATTCTTCTCCAGATGATAGTTTTATCGTTGCATAAAATTCGTCTTCCATTATTACCTTAAATCTACTTTTACTGTTTCATACTTAAAATTTTCTTCCTGGTAGATTGCAATCCTTTCGTAAAGGTGTTTAAGTGTATAGTTTTCTCGACGACCAGAGATGTCGTCTGCAATATCATAGAGAGTAGCGATTTCTTTTCCTTCTCCCTTCCTCAATACACGACCTATGCTCTGTAGGTTACGCACTCTTGACTTGGAAGGTGATGCGAAGATGATGTTGTGCAGTCTCCTGATATTAATACCAGTGCTGAATGTTCCATAAGAAGCAATGATCACTGCATTGTCTTCTTTTTCTGTAATGAGTCTGACAGCTTCACGATCTTCAATGTCAGTGCCGCCGTGTACGAAAAATACTTTTCTTTCATTACCAACACTATTATTTATGAGTTCAAAAAGTGGTTCACCGTGCTTCTCCACATAGTTGAATAGCACCAGTGTATTACCACCGATGTCATTAACAAGATTCTTAATTAGATTGTTTCTTTTTTGATGAGTTACAATGTATTCCATTTCAGAATGGAAGTCTGCAAAATGCTGATACTCATGTTTACACACCAGAACTTTGATCCTGAAGTTTGACAGATAACCCTTCTTGATAAGATCGTCAGTCTTTGTGACTTTTTCACAAGCACCAAAGAGACCCTCTAGGACCCACTTGTGTGTCTTACTACCATCTAGTGTACCTGTAAACCCAAAACGATATTTGGCATTATGTAGCTTAGTCATGATTCCTGTGAGGGACTTCGACTTAAATAAGTGTGCCTCATCTCCGATAACACAATCAATGTCATCAAAGTATCTCTTTGGGAATTTGTAGATGGACTGCCATGTTGAGATAACAACTGGTTTGTCAGTATTCTTATCTTTGCCCGAATATATGGTATGACAGTGTTCGTCGGCGGACCATCCATAGTCTTTAAAATCCTTGATCATCTGCTCCACTAGTGAAGTAGTAGGAACTACGAGCAGAATCTTTTTACCTGTTGCAACATAGTATCTTACGATACTGTAGATCATGAGTGACTTACCAGATCCTGTTGGTGACAAGAACAAACCTCTGTTATTTTTGAGGGCTTGATAAACTGTGTTGTACTGATAGTCTCTTGGTTTATATTTAGAGATCTTATCCATGAAGACCTTAACACCACCAGGAGATACTAACTGGTTTGGTTCTTCTACGTCACCATACCAATCATTACTTTCATACTTAATCTGATATCTACGTTCCTTACACCACTCTTTAAGGTGTGGCAGCAGACCATTGTACAGTTCTCCTGTAGCAGGAGAGTACAAGTGAATCATCCCATCCCAGTATCTAAAGCGTGGTTGTCTTTTTAAAAACTTTGCTTCTGGCAGCTCAAAAGAAAAATAGTCTGCTAACTCTCTATGTACGTGTGGTTCTGAATTAACTGTTAGATAAACTTCATTCTTCTTCTTGACGACGATGTTAGACATCACGCACTCCCGTTAATAAATTTTTCCCATTCAATAGCACTCTTGATAGCAAAACCTCGGTTAGAGATCTGGCGCATTACTTGGTCTAGGTAGTACAACATTTGGTCAATGTATTTGACTTTGGCTTCTAGGTTGATAATTTCGTCATCTGATTCCAGATAGATTTTCATCTTTTCTGAAGTCTTGATACTTGCCCCAAACGGTTTTTCGGCGTATACTCTTGCGTCAGCTTCGCCACCGTAATATTCTCGTTTATCTTTTACAAGTCTGCGAACCTCAAACTCTAAAGAAGTTTTAATTTGTGAGAGGTCTGTGTAATGGTTTAAGTATTTATTGTGCTGGAAAGGGATCTCTAATGCGAGCTTTGCGAGATCCTCTGTGTATTCCTTGTTTTTAAATTGGAAATCAATTTGTGTATCTTGTGCCCACTCTTCCTTAATTTTCTGGAAGCGATTATGTAGTTGATCAAATTTCATAGAATCCTGAAGTTCTTATCACGTAAAGTATAGCGTGTATACTTAAAGGTCACATTAGCAGTAAAGAAATCGATGTCGTTTACACTGGCATCGAATGATAGTTCTGTTAGAGATACTGGAAACAGTCTCTCAAAATCGATAAAGAAATTAGCGTTGTGATTTGATGTAGAGATTTGTAATTGACCAGCGGAATAACCCTCTCCCTCCACATCTCCATCTCTATCAGCATTTCCGTTATCGCGAATCCAATTCCAGATAGAAGAATAATTTACCATGTCTTCATCTACGATAAAACGAAGCTGAAGATCGCCATAAGTTACTCCACCACCAGCAATAATTGGATACTCCCTGAACCTTGTAGGTACTTGAGTAACCTGCGCGGATACATCAGGGAGATTGACTGCTTGGCACAAGAAATCTACAGCAGCAAATCTTTCAAGCTTCAACTTGAAACCTACTGGTGTTAGGTAGTTTCTATTTACTAACTGTTCCTTGTACCAATCGGCAGACATGTCAACTTCCCAAGCTACTACTATTTAGCAGTCGTTGAAAACTTGTCCTACTTGAGATCCTAGTTCTGATCCAGCCTTCTGACCCAACAATAGAGCCCATCCACCTGCTAACCATCCGATGTAAGGTATGTTCATCACAGCAGGAACAGCAACACCAGCAGCGAGAGCACTACCCGCCATAGCACCTTGTGACCGAGCTCCAGCGTCCGCGATTAAACATTCTACTTGTTTCGCAGACTTTCCCTCGGAGTTTGCATCACCTCCAAGGTTACGGGTTCCTTCTCTGGTATATTGATCGCGACGATATTCCAATCTTTTTTCCGTGCCACCTCCAAACATTCCTCTCTTCTCTTTATTGAGGTCAAGAGATCTTTCTGATTCTAAAACTTTGGGATCATCTGAACGATATTCAATCTCATATCCATCTTTGCCAGCTTTAATTTTGTAAGATGAATATGGTCCTCTTGGAATATTAATTGTAGGAACTGGTTGTACTTTTTCTTGTGGTCTCAAAACATAACCCAGAAGTCCAATGTGAGATACACCAATCAGAGCACCTAATGCTAGTGCCGCTATTTTTATTGGCGATCTTTTATTTGTTGGTGTTTCTGTTGCTTTTTTTGCTGCCTCTGCTGCCTGCGCTTCGCGCTCTGCTGCTGTTGCCATGATTCTAAACATGATACGAGCCAGAATTATTTAGACAAAAAAAGACCCCCCTTGCGGGAGGTCTGTGGGAAACCTGAAGTGATGGATCACATGAGGTTGATAACTTGTACTCTTCTGTAGTACATGTTTGCATTTGCCGAGAGGGTTTCGCCATCGGGGGTGCCGTTGTATGCACCGTTGGTGGTGACGAATGGGTTCGATACCATGCCGTAACGAGTCTTGAAGCCAATCTTGGGCTGGAAGGTGTTAGGATCGATCGAACGAACCATCTGGAGGGGAACATATGGGCAGTAGAATAGACCTGCGTCATATGGTGAAGTACCCTTATAACCGATAACATAGTAGTGCTTATCGGAAAGGTTAGCAGCATAAGGATCAACATAGACCTTGATGCGACCGTTGATAGTACCGACTGAAAGGTTACCAGTGTCATCAACCTGACCGATGGAAGGACCACCAGCACCGTTGAGACCTGAAGAGTAGTCAAGTACACCAGCCATTGCGAGTGCAGAAGCAACGTCAGCTGAACAGATCAGGAAGTTGCCCTTTCCTCTACGAGTGTCTTGGGCGATAGCGTTAGCGTCACGCTCGATTTGGAAGAGAAGACCTTTGAACTTCTCAACCGACCAACGACCGTTGGAGTCAACGTCGAGGTCAAATACGCCAGGGGTTGCTACGTTGTTTTGAGCACCTTTCTTTGCAACGGTGTAGACGGTACGAACGACTTCACGGTTGATTTCTGCGAGAACTTCGCTAGACAGGATGTTAGCAAGTTCTTGCTCTGCATCTAGACCGTGGATCGCCTTGAGGTCTTGTGCGAGTTCTAGGGTGTACTCTGCTTTGAGTGCTCTGGACTTCGCGGTTACCGAGGTCTTCTCGATGCTGAAGGACATTTCGCGGAACAGTCTGTTCGCTTCGCCCATCTTCTCAAGATCTTCGCGGGGCATTCCACGACCTACTTCATATGCGTTAGCAGCAGGTGCTGCATCGTTGAGCAGAGCAGGGTTGTTGCCTTCAGAATCGCCACCAACACCAGCACCAGTTCTAGGTGTGTAAGCGCCAGCGGTTGCATCGTAAGATGCAGAGAATCCAGTGTCAGGCTCGTTGAAGAGTGCCTCTTCGCCTTGTAGACCTTCGTAGCGTGAACGCATTGCGAAGATTAGTCCAGTAGGACCTGACATTGGTTGAACGCCACAAACGTCATATGCCATTAGGTTAGGCATTGCACGACGGACGAGGCTGATTAGAACGGGATCGAAACCAGCAAGTCCAGTTGCGTTGTTAGCAGCTGAAGATAGTGCAGCACCTGAAGCACCAGCAAGACCAGCAGAACCAGTGAAGCTGTTTACAGGGGTTGTCTCGTTAAGGATAGCTCT